GAATCGAAAATGCAATAAACAATAAATCAGGTTTGAACTGAGCATCATTTGTTGGGAATTTATTAAATGAGCCTTCACATTCGTCATCGGTGATATTTTTGATAGCCGAAAACCTTCTATTGAGTGTTCCGTTTGTATACCTTGTTATGAGTTGCGATATCGTATAGACTTTGTTATAGGTCATATCATAGAATCTATCCTTACAGTCGATAGCTTCTTGTATCATCTGTTCACCCTGAGTGTCGCCTGTCACACCATAATCATCCCAATTGATACTGAAAGCGTAAGAGGCTTTAAATCTTTGATATCTATCAGAATTATATGGTTCTAACAACGGGTCGCTACCCGAATTTGTCCATCCATATTCTGAAATATTAGGGACTAAAAAATTTGCACGTCTTACAGGTGAACTCAAATCTGGATTTTGAACCCATTTGATTTTGAACCTATATTTACCTCTTGTTGGTATTCCTTTTTTCTCATCTGTTGAGAATACTTGTTCTCCGAATTCGTTTGTGACAATATAATCAAGGTTCATCGGGACATCGACTAACCAAGTACCACTTTCATCGATAACAATACCATTATTTTCAAGTTCATACTCCTCCAATAGTGGTCTACCATAGATATCTTCCCTTATAGTTTGTCTTAAGGCAAGAATTTGACCCGGACCTGAAGTCAAAGAACACATCGCACCTGCTCTCAAAGGTGGTTTGCACTTTTTCTTAATCGCACCTTTGTCGGTATCAGAAAAAATAGACCCCATAAAAATTGCGGTTGGTTTGATTTCTATATTCGCCTCAGCGGTCAAATCAAAATCTGTTCTTGTGATGGAAATTTGACATAATTCGGGGTCACCCCATAGAGGTAATATTGTTGTTGTTTTTGTCAAAAAAATAATTTGAGGTAGTGTTCCTAAATTTTCAGACGCTCTAAATTTAGTACCGTTTACCTGACTTTCGGTTGCGATACCTAATCTTATTAGGTCTTGTGGCGCTTGTGAAAAAGGTCCTATGTCCGATAAGTCAACATTCATCAAAATTTCATAAGTCCCTGTTGGTACTCCAAAAATCATGAAGTCACCACTATCATTTGTAGTTACAGTAAATTTATAATACTTATCATATATTTCAATCGCGGTAGGATTAGTCAAAACATCCTCTAAGTCAGGAAATGAACCAGTTGCTGAGTGACCAGGGTATGAAGGTTTGTAAGGTAATAAATTATATCTATAACCATCTTCATTTATATCGTTAACAGTTTTGTAAGGATATATTGAAGAAATTACAGGATTTGTTTCATCGGCATTTTCGAGTGGTATGAATATTGAAACTTTTGAGTTTGGTACTCCGAAACCATCATTTACAGATACACGACCAACAACGACTCCATAGTCCGCACACTGTCGAGTATAAACTTCTTGTTGTGATAATTTGAGTGATAATATTTCAAGAAACTCAAAATCTTGTTCTAAACTTAAATCAACTGACTTGTCAACCCCGACTTTGGTTCTTATTCTTACATTTTTAGACATTAAATGGTTTTTGAATAAATAGTTTATATTCTATTTTCAAAAATAGTTTACAAACAGACAAAATAAATTGATTAACTTAAATTGGTGGTAGATTGGTTTCTAACTCTAACTCTAATATCTTTATTCGGGAATCTTATTTGATAAATTTGTGATGGTTCCGCGAATATAGTTTCATCTATCAACCCTATTTGTTTAGTTTCAGGATTGGAATAACTTTGAGAAGTTTCAGATGATGAATATTGACCTCCGACCTCGTTTATTACATCTATGGACGCAACACTAATCACACCATTCAATAATTGAATATCTTTTCTTATTTCTGATATGTATATATTTTCACCCATTTCTAAATTGCTAGGTGACAAATAATTTGTCACAGAATTTATTATTTCTGTAACTACCGAACCTTGATTCTGACTTGAATCGAGTATAACCGAAATATCGAAACTCAAATCGATTACAGATGCGCTTTCAACACTAATGTAATCATTAATCATTCTGTAATTAGACAAATAATTGGCTATATTATTTTTCAATGTGTTTGAAATATTATTTGTTAATTTACCGGCAGCGTCAAATGAAAGACATTGTATTTTTATTTTATTTTCCTGTTCTGTTATCGCCACCTTGGCCGGAGCTCCATACTGTGACGGCATCATTCTTATAAGTGATTGATAATCGTTAATTGTGACCGCTCTTTTTTGTGCAGAAAAATTATATGTAACATAATTTCTTACCTCCTCAATAGTTGGTATATTAGAACCGCCTATGGCTGCGGTTGGGTTGTTACATTTCAATGAATTTATAGTCGACGTATTTTGTTGTTGTGAAGGTCCATTAACCGCAAAATCCACATTAGCAATTTGATTTATCACATTAACACCTAAATTACTTGATACCCCTCCTCCAACTCTATATTGAACAAATAATGTTGAATTTGGAGTAAGTGCATTCCCTAACGCTAAATTATTTGAATATTTTGCGAGATTCAACTGAAATCCATTAGCTGCGAAATCTCTAAGTTGCTCATCAGATGATTGATTACCACCACCAAATGTCATTTTGAAGAAACTTTCTGGTGTAAACTCTGTGATGAATCTATTTGGTGTTGAAATATATTTACCGACTTTGATTCCAGGTTGGTCCGAAACTTTAGTCGGGTCCTCTACAAAAATTTTATCTTCAATAAGTGCATCAACTTCATACCAACGATTTTGTAAACTTATAAATTCTGAATTTGAGGGTGTTCCGGCATACTGAGTTCCATCTTTAAGAAGCACTGACGTGACACCTAATACATTTTTTTCGGGTAAAAACAATTCATAGAATGGTCTAACATCATTTGGTGTTATAACTTTTTTAAAAACTCTAGTTACACCATTAACAACAGTTTCACGTTTTGTTATATTGTAATTTAATATATTACCATTAGAATCGAAATTAGGTATTTTTGTTCTGTTTGGAAAACCCTCGTTGTTATTTGGTGATGTAAAATCAATATCATATACCGTCTCAAACGTTTGACCCGCACCTAAAACTTGAGCACCTCGTCTCAAAGTACCACAATACCTTATATCCTCACTATCTCCAAGTGCAGGTACAACTATTGTAAAATCAACTAATGCGACAGATGGACGTTGTCCAGGAATTTTCAAACCATATGTTCTAGCAATATTAAAAAGGGATGACCTCTGTTGTGCGTATTGCAAAACGGTTTCTTGTATACTTCTGTCTATTTGAAACTGCAAGTTGTCAGACACCGCGGCGTTCAAATCCAAAAGAACTGAGAAAACTGAGGCATCATTAACATTTGTTAATAATTCAGGGTAGTATGTTTTTACGAAATTTATTAGTTCAGTCCTTATCGACTGAAAATCTCTTACTGTATATGATATTTTTTTTGCCATAATCTTATAAATTGATAATCACGAAATCCGAACTCTCAAATGTAGATGAGATTACTTTATAATCTATCTTTACTTTAGCTGTATGCTCTTTAGTTCCAATACCAGGTACTCTATAAACTCTCTCATCTCCCGTTATTACGGTAACATTTTCCGAGGATTCTTCTGTTGATGCATCGTAAACACTTATTTTAGTTATTTGTAAATTAGGTATATATGTTCTGACTGATTCTCTGATTTCGTTTTCTAATTGTGAAAAAGTAGGACCATCCATAGGTTCGAAAATATATTCATACAATCTTGTTCCAAAATCAGGTAGGAAATATCTAGTACCTTTACGAGTTAAAAGTAAATGTATCAAATCAGTCCTAACCTCTTCATCAGTTGTTGTTGATAAACTTAAGTAATTCCCTTCTTTAGAGTCTCTAAATGGAAAATTAATTCCATATTTTATTCCATTTGCCATAACTATAAATATAGGAAAATTGAAATATTCAATTATTCAATTTTTTTATCTTGAACTCTTTGAAGAATTTTGGGTAACTCTTTAAATATCCTTCGTATGTCTCATCATCATATAACATATTTTCTGCCATCCAATACCAATATAAATTTTCATTTATTTTGAATCCGTAATAATCATGAACCTCTTTTTGTACTTTTACTTCTCTGTCAGCATATTCGTGTTGACCAACACATATAAAACCAGAAGTCACATCTTTAATTATATTCGATTCATTACCTGGTACGAATCTATTATTTACCCAATTTAGTCTTTCGATTAATTTTTGATAAAACATATTGGCACTACCCCACCGTATAGATGAAAAGAAAATAACACAATCTGATTCGAATAATTCTTTTGATATTTTCCATAATTCGTCATCTTCGTTATGAATAGATGCCCAACACCTGTGGTATCCTGATGGGTTTTTTTCTTTGTCTTTCAATAAAGCATCTTTGGTTCCACACTTGTTACCATCTTCTCTAGATACATTTCCTTCACAGGGATATATTTGTAAATCAGGTACGTTTATCAAAGTAACATTATCCAAATTTTCAGCAATTACTTCGGCTAGTATTGTAGATTTAGGTGCCTGTTTTTCTAATATTTTTTGATATCTATTAGAACAAGTTAGAAACAAAACTTTATCAAACTTTTTAAGTACTTCAATTGTTTTGTCTATATTTTTGAAATTTCCTGATTTCATATCTAATAAATACTACGGTGTTATCCATTTTTCTCCTTCCCAATATTCAACACCAGTTATTTCTAACTTATAAGGAAAATAGTCTTTGTAGGATTCATATATATATAAATAATTTTTTCCTTGTGTTTTTCCGTAATTACTTAACGATAATATTGAATCTTTTCCAAGTGAAAATTTAAACATGTTTTGTATAAACGATGTTTCCAATCCTAATAATGCGTTTTCGAATTCCCTAAATCTAGTGTATGCAACAACCTCATTATCAAATTTAACTTCCATGATTTTTAAATCATCAAAACTTGAGTTGTTATTGTAACTATCAAATAAATCAAAATTCTTTTCCTTAAAATAATTTGTAAAAAACAAATCTACCTCAGTTTTTTTATCAATATAATTAAAAATACTAATTTTTAATTGTGATAATATTTTTTTTCTTTTGTATGATAAAACTATTTTATCATTATTTATTCGACAACTTTTGGATTGATACCAATAAAGTGGTGGTTGAAGGTTTGGTAAGAAACCAAGTTCTAAAAGTTCATGTTCTTTTTCCCCTTCAGGAATTGCAAATGCCTCACAAAAAACTCTATCATTTTGAACATGACCGTGTAAATGGTCAAAGATTATTCTCATTTTTGTATTTTAAGTCTAAGTTATCGTATTCTTCAGAACGTTCCTTATTTGATTCCCCAGCTTCTAAATTAGTATGGTCGTAATTAAAAACGTCAGTATCAGGAGTTACCCACCTTCCATTCCTTTCCGCAGTCCAAAGTGTAGTATTATATTTTCTATTTATAACAATATCTTGTTTAACAGTGAAAGATGGGTCGTGCATTATTAAACGATTGTTTGGTTGAATTGCGAAATTACCATTATCCATTTGAATAAAATGTCCACATTTATGCTGTGATGGGAATTCACTTAAACCAAAATCAGTATCACTCATATCGTCTGAACTTCCCCAATCTAATGTAAATAAATAACGTCCCGAATATTGAACCCTTCTTCTTGATGTAAACTTACAAGTTTTATTTTTCAAAATAGGAAATGCGGTTACTCCAACATGATAAGTAAACGAATCCCATAATACTAATTCATCTAATTCTTGTTCAGGTGCATCTTCTTTCCAACAAAAAGCATGTATTGGCATTCTCCACCACAATCCACCATCTTCCATCATAAAATGGAATAATGGTGCTTGAGCAGGTATTGACGACATTCCAAAAATATAACATGGAAATTTTTTATCAAAGGAATCTTCTTGATTTCTTAAAAAGTTACCTCTTATATATGCCTCAACAATAGGTATTGGCGTGTTTAAATACGACATAATTTATAAATTTTTTAATAATTAAGATGAACATCCAAAACATTCGACCAAACTACTGTCGGGTCTTGGAGGTAAGTTCATTTTACTGTAATCAACATCAGGTAATGGTTGTGGTTTTGACTCTTTACTAATATCAACCGCCAAGTGTTTTGCCCCTGTTGATATAGCCTTTGTTCTAACGTAATAACACATAGTTTTTAATCCGTTTTCCCAAGCCCTAAAGTGAGATGAAGTGATTTTTGATACTGTTGGATTTGCCAAATAGATATTCATTGATTGAGATTGGTCGATAAATGGTGCTCTATCAGATGCCATATCAATTAATTCTTTTTGTGAAATCTCCCAAATCGTTTTGTATTTTTTCAACAAATGTTCGATTCTTTTTACTTTTTTGTTGTAGTTTTTATCCTCAGCGTCCAAGTATTTGTTGAAATTAATTGATTGGATTGAACCTTCATTTATAATAATTTCGTTTTTAACTTGTTCGGTCCAAATACCAATTTTTTCAAAGTCGGTAATTAGATATTTGTTAACAATCATAATTTCTCCACCAACAACTCGTCTGTTAAATAATGCTGAGTGAGCAGGTTCTGTCATTTCATAAGACCCTGTGATTTTTGCCGATGACGCTACTGGCATTTGTGCGGTGGTAAGTGAATTACAAACACCAAAGAATTTAACACTTTCTTTAAGTGAGTTCCAATCCCACATTCCTGACAAATCACTTTCATTTAATCCCCACATATCGAATTGGAATATTCCTTGGGACATTGGCGACCCTTTGAAGAAGTCATATGGTAAATATTCTGCGGTTTTGCATAAGTTATTTGATTCGTAA